AGCCCGCCGGGGCAAACCTGAAAAGCAAAGGAGCAAAGAACATGACACTTGCAAAGAAGATCACCACCGCCGCCGCACTGGCGGCCGCACTGCTGGCAGGCACCGCACCAAAGGCCGCGGCACAATGCCCCTACACCGTCGGCCCCCTGGGCCGCTACATTGCCCCGGCCATTGTGCAGGGCATGACCGCCGCCGATGACGGCGCGGTTGAAGTCTGGTGCACCGACGCGCTGGACGGTGACGACTGGTTTTTTACCGTCGATGCAAAAACCGATCTGCGGATTTATGACCGCGTTGACCTGGTGGTTGACGCGAACGGCACCCCGGAAGATTTCAGCGATGACAAAGTGATTGACGCGCTTTACTGCCACGGCTGCACCGAAGATTGAAAGGAGCCTGCATCATGATGACACTTGAACAGATCCGCGAACGGAACCGCAAGGAGAACGCTGCAGCCCGCCGCCTTCAGGCCGCCGGGTATCGGCTGGAAGGGTGGGACCCCCGCACCGGGCAGCGGATCGCCGCCCAGATCACCGGCGAGAACACCAACGACGAACGCCGCACGTTCTACGCCTTCCCCACCTGGCAGGATGCCGCCGCCGCTCTTTTGGGCTGAACGCCCCGGACACCTTAGCAGGGCCGCACCGCAAAGCGACCCCGCCCCACTACCCCGGCAGCCGCCGGGAGATCATCCCGAACATCAACCACAACGAACAAAGGAGAACGAACCATGAAAGGCATGACCAACAATCAGATCATCATGAACGAAGCCGCGAAGCTGGACCCCGCCACCCTGCACGCCATCGCCACCGCGCACCACACCCCGGAGCAGATCGCCGCAATGGCTGCAAACGCAGTCACCACCGACGAGAACGGCGACGAACAGCCCGCCACCATCGCAGACGTTGAAATCATCCTTGCAGCGGCAGAGCTGCACACCTTCGATCACTGGAAGAAAGAAGGCAAGAGCGTCAAGAAGGGCGAAACGCATTTGATCGAATGCTACCTGTGGAAGTACACCACCCGCCCCAGCAAGGCCCAGCGGGAAGCCGCTGAAGCCGAAGGCAAGGAAGCAGCCCCCGCGCCGCATTTCTACCCCACGAAATCGCACCTGTTCAGCTGCTTGCAGGTACACGACGCAAAGCAGGCCCCCGCCGGCCGCTTCGGATCTGTCGCCGCCATTATGGAGTATAACAAAAAGCTGGCCGCAGAACGCAAGGCCGCAAAGGCAGCAGCAGAGCAGACCGCCAGCACCCCGGCCCCCATCATCACCGAAGAGCACCACGAATTGCCGGAGCTTGTGCACGTCGATCCGCTGCCCACGAAAAAGGCCAGCAAGCCCGCCGCCACGAAAAAGCCCGCCCCGGATGTGCTCCGCAAGGCAGAGCGGGAAGCAAAGGCCGCTTTCCTGGCTGTTCCCGAAACCGACCGCAAGGGTCAGGCCGCCGCGCTGGATGCCTGGCGCAAGACCCGGAAGGCCGTAGAGGACGCAAAGCAGGCCCCCGCCGCCGTAGCCGCGCCGGATGAAGCACCCGTGAAACAGCTGGACTTTGAAAGCATCGCCGCCGGGCTGCTGGCATGACCCACCACCACGAAACCGGATATTTTGGCAGGGCTGCACCGGGCAAAGCAACCCCGCCCCATTACCCCGGCAGCGCACCGGGCACGAAAAACAGAACGAAAACGAAAAGGAGTTTTTGCAATATGAAAAGAGCAACCAGCACCCCCGCCGGGCTGAACGTGAAGAAGATCACCGCCTATCTGAAAGGGCAGGCAAAAAGCCGCAACGCCGTTCGGATCACCTGCCAGAGCGGCAGCGTGTACATCATCACCGGCTATGCAGCGTTCAAGCTGCCCGCCATCCTTTACCGGGATGTTATCCAGCCCGTGACCATGCAGGACGCACCCGCCGACGGCGTGACCATCGTTTCCAGCGATGCCGGGTTTGTGGTCAACGATCCGCACCAGCTGACCGCCGCGCAGATGTTCCAGAAGTTTAGCAACTGCAAAGAAGAGGTCAAGCGCACTTCTCTTTTGCAAGAAGTCGAGATGAAGGGCAAGATCTGGGGCACGTTCCGAATGTTCCGCGATGGATCCCGGCCCATCATGATAAATTCGGAGTATGACGCTTTTGTGGATCATCACGAATTCGTTTACCACGGCAGCAACAACCCGCTTTCGCCCATCCTGGCAACTGACACCGCAGACCCAAAACGCGCCGCCGTGGCCGTGCTCATTGCCCCGATGAAGGCGAACGACGAAATACAGCAGGTATGCAACCGCCTGTTTGCATGACCTGCACCGGATGCCCTGGCAGGGTCCGCACCGGATAAAGCGGCCCCGCCCCACCGCCCAGCATTCCGCCGGGCATATCACGAAACACGAAAAGAGGTTTACACGATGACCACCCCAAACGATTCCCTGGACTTCTACCCCACGCCGGACAGCCTGGCCTTTGATATGGTTTTCTCCCTGCGGGAAGTAAAATCCGGGTTCACCACCTACCCGAAACCCATCCTTGAACCGTCCGCCGGTGATGGAGCGCTTGCGCGTCAGGTCCACGCTCTGGCGTTCAACGTCCACCACGACTATAAGACCGGCGAGGTTGACCAATACGACAAGGGAAAGGCACGAAGTGCAGAGCTTGACTGCATCGAGCTTTCCAGCGACTTCCGCGCCGTGCTGAAGAAAGACGGTTTTCGGGTGGTGCATGATAACTTTCTGACCTTCCGCCCCACCACGAAATACGCCGCAATCGTCATGAACCCGCCTTTTTCAGAGGGTGCGCGGCACCTGCTCAAAGCGCTGGACATCATGCAGGACGGCGGCAAGGTGCGCTGCCTGCTCAACGCCGAAACCCTGCGCAACCCCTGCACCAACGAACGGAAAGAGCTGGCCGCAAAGCTGGAAGAGCTGCACGCCACGGTGAAATATATCCCGGATGCGTTCAAGAACGCCCGCCGCGCCGCCCGCGTGGAGGTGGCGCTTGTGTCGGTGGACATTCCCGACCGGGAGCCGGTGAGCCGGATCCGGCTGGAACTCCAGCACGAAACCACGGAACGCCTGAAGGACAACCCGGAGTTTGCCGCCCTGGTATCTTCCGACCCCATCACGGCAGCCATTGAACGGTATAACGCCGCGGCTGAAGGTGTGCGTCGGATCTATGAAGAGTACAACGGAATCAAGTCGTTGTTTTCCTCTGCCGGCGCTGGTAAGAAAGAAAACCCCGTGATGGCTTTCACGAAATCTTATAACGACGCTATCCGGGAACTGCGCGGGATGTACTGGAAACAGCTGTTTGAAATGCCGCAGCTGTTCGATGCGATGACCTACGAAATGCAGCAGGATTACCAGAAGCGAATCAAAGAGCTTGAAGGCTACGACTTCAGCGCGTACAACATTCTGACCGTCCGGGAAGAAATTTCACGAAATCTTCTTTCCAGCATCGACCACGAAATTATAAAGCTGTTCGACGACTGGACGAACCTGCATTATAACGACGAGTACAGCAAGAACGTGCATTATTACAACGGCTGGTGCACGAACTCCGCGTACAAGATCAACCGCAAGGTGATTTTCCGCTGCAACGCTTTTGATACATACGATGGGCGTTTCTGCCCCCGGTACAACGCAACAGGCCATGTTGCCCAGATCGAGCGTGTACTGCACTTCCTGGACACGAACGGCAAGCCCTACAATGGGGACGAACTCCGCGCCGTGCTGGATGCCGCCGAAAAGAGCGGCCATACCCAGAAGATCCAGCTGCACTATTTCACCGCCACGTTTTACAAGAAAGGCACCTGCCACATCGAGTTTACGAACACGGACGTTTTGAAGTCCTTCAACCTCTACGCCGGACAGCGCAAAGGCTGGCTGCCGCCAACCTACGGCAAAAAGAGCTATCACGATATGGCCGCCGCAGACCGCCGGGTGGTTGACAGCTACGAGGGGGAGGCCAGCTACACCGACACCCTCACCCGGCACCTGATCCCCACGCAAAGCACGTTCTTACAACTTAACGCCTGACACGAAACCCGCAAGGCCGACAGCGTTCCCGCTGCCGCTGGTGCAAGCCCAGCCGCCCCAGACCGGGGCGGGCGCTCATGGGTAACAGCCCATCCGGCAGGCCGCCGGGAGTATCAGCACGAAATACAGAACGAAAAGGAGTAACAACCATGAAGAACCAGAACACCACCACCCAGATCGCCTACATCGTCACCGCCGACTACTACACCAACGGCAAGCCCACCACCTGCAAGATCACCGTGCAGCCGGTCAGCTTTGACCCCGCCCGCCTGATCGACTGGTCCGACCGGATCAGCAAGACCCACATCCGCGAAGTCGAGAACTTCACCACGCCGGAGGAAGCCGCAAAGCGGATGACGGAGATCATCGAAGCCGCCGCAGAGCACGCTGCCCAGATCCAGCGCCCTGAATCGGTGACAGAACGTCACCACTTGACCGTGCCCCGCCTCGCCGATCTGGCAGCTCTGCCCGCCGTCCACGCCTGATGCAGGCCCGGAAGCCCTGGCAGGGTGCGCACCGGATAAAGCGGCCCTACCTCACCGGCACCCGGCACCATGCCGGGAGCACATCACGAAACACGAAGGGAGTTTTCTACATGACACGTTATCAGATCGTTTACAACAAGTCCGGCTACCCGCTCACCACATGGAGCAACAACCCGGACCAAGCGCACGAACTCGCGGAGAAGTTCCGCAAGGTCGGCTACTCCGTGGACGTTTGGGAGCACACCGACAAGGGCGCACACAAGACCAGCCTCTAACCCCGCCCCATCTTCCCGACATTTACGCCGGGAACATCACGAAACAGAAAGGAGGTGTTTTCATGGTTCGATGTTGGATATACTCTGCTGGGCCGGATCAATGCCAATGCTACAACGTGGATGACGAAAACTTGGCTGATCTGGCAGCACAGGCGCAATTCCTAGAGGACTTCCGTGCCCAGCGTGCAGCAAACCCGGCTTTATACCGGCAGCTGCTTAATATGCTGGTTCCCGCCGCCGATGCCATTCCCATGCGCAACTATACCGGCCTGCCGTTCTGACAGCCAGCCCCGGCAGCCCGCCGGGGTTATTCTTGCATCCCGTCACGAAATCTTGTTCTAATTTATTGCTTTTATTTGCGTTTTGCTCTATCATGACAGTAACGAAACACGAAAAGGAGGTTTCCCGTTATGACTATGATTCCCGCCTTCGGCCCCTGGACAGAGCATCCCGCAGACACTGACGAAGAAAAGCGCCTTGCCAGCGCCCAGCAGAGCAAGACCAGCCCGCTTTCCGTGGACAAGGAACACGAAACCGGGGTTTTCTATGGATCCGGCAAAGAGCCGTACCAGACCAGCCTTGCAAGCTGCACCTGCAACGATTTTGTAAAGCGCAAAAAGCCCTGCAAGCACATTTTCCGGCTGGCTATGGAGCTTGGTATCATTGATGCGGCATACAAGACCGGGCGCAGCACCGGCGAACGAAACGAGGCACAGATCAGCTTTGCGGACAGCATCGAACTGGTGGAGCAGCTCTCTGATGCAGCGCAGAACGAAATCAAGGAAATGCTGTACTACACCAGTGAGCGTATTGAGACCCGCCAGAAGCCCGTAACCTGTCACGAACTGGATCTTGTGCCGGAACTGCGCACCTCGCCGCTCCTGCACGAAAATCCTTACCCGCTGGAAGAAGTGCTGAACGACCTGCCAAAGCCCTTTGTTGTGCAGCTGCTGGATCTGGTGCACCGGGAAGGCAAGCCAAAACGAAACGCAGCTAAAACCGTAATGGCTGCATGGCTGGCGCAGAACGCGCCCATGCTGGCAAAAGAGCTGCCGCCTTGTGCGTCCTTCTCTTTCGTGGAGGTGTTCGACAAAGCCCAGCGTGACGTTTACAAGTACCTGCACCGCAAGTACGACACGGAAACGGACTGGTACACCGGCGCAGAGCATCCCGCCGGGGCTGTGCCCGCGGCAGACGGGTCCACTTACTACTTCCCAGAGGACAGAGTTACCGATGCCCTCACGAAACGCGGTTTCAATCGCTGCCTGAATGGGTACACCCCCACGAAATCGAATCGCTGATTTTGTACACGAAATTCACTTTTTTGTGATTGAATTGAACTTTTTCGTTATCAAAACTTCAACTCATTTACGAAAACCGCACGAAATGGAGCATTTTCATGGATGAAACCGAATTTTTTGCCCCGTGGCGGCTGGTTGCCGCCTTTGCAGACGGTTCCCGCCTGACCTTCGACGGATTGACCGAAGAACAGGCCAAGGACGCAATGGAGGCCGCCCAGGAAGAACACGGCGATATTGGCTACTGGAACCGGGTCACGGATCAGAACTATGAGGACGGCAGATACTACAAAACCATCCCCGAACCGCCCTGCGTGAACGTCGTTGACTTCACCGGTTACGATGGGCCGCTCGACGAAAACGGTTTTCCTGTCGGCCTGATGGACGAAATCGCCCAGAACGCCAAAGAGGAAGGCCTGGATCCGAACGAACCGCAGATCATCTTCAAGCGCAACGCTCCGCCGGATGACCAGCCGCCGCACGAAAAGTAAATCGCGAAATCCAAAAAGCCCGCCGGGTCGATGACCTGACGGGCTTATGGTGTTGAAAGGATTCTGTTATGCAGGATTACATAGAGATGCCAAGCGTTGTAACCCCCTTCAAAGTTGGAGGCTTCACGCTTTATGTTTATGCCTACCGCCGACTTTCGCCGCGCGAGGGCGCAGAAATGGTTCGTCAGTACCTCATGCAGAAGAAATTGCGAAAGCTCCCAAAATCAGGCTCCGGCAAACTTATAACCGTGATTGGTTTTGACGAAACGAACGTATAATTCTTTCGCAAAACCACTCCGCATCTGCTTCTGAACGCAGTACAATGCAGCCTTTGCTTCCGGGCCATACCTCAACGCCGCCATCCTCGCGGCTGCTTATGGACCACAAAATTTTGTTTTCCATCTCCCGGTATTCCGCCGGGGGATTTTTCATTATTTTCTCGACTTCTTCATCTCTGATTTCATACTCTGCGCCGATTTCCGGCAAGTTTTCATCGGTCAGTTCAATTTTGATTCCCATTTTTCAAGACCTCCGTAATCCTCAGCACATCTTTTGCGAAACGCAGCGTTTTCGTAAGATCTTCTGCGTTTTTGAAACGGACTACGTTTCCTGCGTTTGAAATCAGTTCAACGCCACCATCCGGTGCCATCCTCACGAACCGGCACAGTTCGCCCTCTTCCCGTGCGGTCCGCCGCTCTTTGGTTTCTTCGATAAAGCAGGTTCTGAGCGCGTTCTCTGCGTCACAGTATACGCTCCTGTCACTCCGCACCAGCCTATACATCCTTCCGGGTAGCACCCGAACCTTGTTTTTATGTTTCTTTCCCATAACTTTGTCCTCCTTTGCACGAAACCCGGTAGGCCAACTGCCCGCCGGGTTATTTCTATTCCTGTTTTCAGATTTTTGGGGTAGTCGTGTTTGTTTTTCTACGACCATCGGACACGATTTTGCGGAAGCGCCTGCACATGAAGTTCCGCAGGCAGCCTTGCCTATAAGAGAATGTCACCCTCCGCCCAGGCATCCGCTCGGCGCTGTTCCTCGCGCGTGTTTAACGCACGCGATAATAAAGCGGCGCACTCCGGGAGCCGTTCCAGGTTCCTTCCCAGCTGTGCAAGAGCGACGTTTCGCAGGTACTTCAAGTGCTGCACACTGTATGGAACTTTCTGCTGTACTTCGTGCCATTTTTTGTGGCTGATGTAGAACTCCGTTAAAATCAGATTGTGGCCGCTGTCCATCCGGTTCATTTGTCCTCGGATAATGTTCTGATCTTCCAGCAACACAGCCCGCTGCCGTTCCAGCTGACGCAGTTGGTCTCCAATGCCCAGTTCATCCATCCGGCAGGCCATCGCCGCTGTGCTGTCCCCAGGCGTTCCACCACGGGGCATTCCGTCGGTGCCCATTCCCCGCATAGGGTCCACTTCATCGCTCAGTGCGGTACACTGACGGCGGATGATCTCTATCCGCTGCGGGATGTCCGCATAATATTTCAAGATTGCCTCCGCCTCGTGTACCTTCACTGCTCAGTCCTCCCAAAAAATCAAAAATCTTTCTTGAAAAGGGGTTCTCCGAAAACGGGTTCTTCACCCTTGACGCGCTCCACCATGGCACCCACGCCGTAAATGTCCTCAATGACCCGGCGCAGACGATCATAGGCAACTTCTTCTCCGCCATCGTCCACCCAGCCGAGGAACTGCTGGTAATTTTTCTTGATTTCTTCCTTCACGGTCTCAATTTGTTCAGGGGTATATTCCATTTCTTCCAGTGATTCCGCAAAGAAACGAACGATCATCTTTGCAGCGTCCCGGCGTTCAGCCAGAACACGCAGCTTTTTTTCAGAGCCTACCAGACCACCCGCCGGGAGCCAAAATTCTTCCGGCATCAGGTGGGCAGTGCGTGCTTCCAGCCGCTTGAGGGCTTCCGGTGCACCGTACTTGTCGTGATCCATGATATACCTGGATGCAGCATTGTTCATCTTCAAGGTCAGGAGCGTAGATTCTTTCTCTCCCCAGTCCCAGAGATCATGTGCCGCGGCAACTGCGCAGTACGAAACGACCTGCCCGATTGCCTCACGGTTCAGCGTCGTGCGGTGCTTCGACTTGCCGATGTTGATTTGCTGATTCACTGCATTCTGGATGCTCTGCCGGTAGAATGCTGGCATCCTTGCCCTGCTTTTTCCCATGATGAATCCTTTCCCGCCTGTTCGGCCAGGCGCTTCCACTTTCTGATTTCTTCCGCCGTATCTGGCGTGATATGCTCAATAAACCGCCAGTGCTGCGGTTCTGCCACAAGATCGATAAACATACGGCGGCGGTGGATGTAATCACGCTGCTGCCGCCGGGTGAATTTGCTTTTCACTTCCACCACCTCAACCGTGCCATCAGCATAGGTCAGCACAAAATCCGGGGTATAGTGCGCCGCCGGGAGCTTCACATTGCCGTATTCTTTTTCCGGCAGCATAGTAAACCTGCGGTGCAGTTCTACCTTCACGACCTCGCCACTCTGGACTTTGGGCAGAACAGTTCCCATGTAGTAGTCATACTCGCCCCGGCTGTCAAACTCGTGTCCGGTCGATCTGGCGGCATTCACAGCGGCTTCCAACGATGCAGGTGCAGCTTTGCCCCCGCACCTTCTCTGTGCAAGCTGCTTTTCCGCCTGTGCCCGGTAGCGTGGCGGCAGGTCAGAAAGTTCCAATCTCATGCTCATGGCTGGTTTCTCCTGTTCTTCCGCCGGGTCTCCGGTTTCTTTTTCAACTTGAGGATCAAATGCTTGGTGTTGTTGCCGGTGATATGCTGCTCACACTCACGCAGAGTATAGCCAGGGTATTTTTTCTCCCAGTACGCACGATCATCCGGTAGGGTAAACGCTTCGTCAAAGCGCTTGCGGCTCCATCTTGTGTCGTTTGGGCGCGGAGTTTTCGGCTTTTTCAGTCCTTGGCTCTGCCGCCAGCGTCGGATGCGGGCGCGGGCTTTCGTCATGTAGGTCGTCAAGCGTTCAAAGCTGGAACAGGTCAGATCGATAGGTTCAACTTTCACAAGCCCCATTGGCCGCCCGGTGCTGTCCCGCCACAAGTCCTTGATCTCCTGCCATGTCAGATTGCCTTGCAGGATCGCATGATGGTGGTGTCTGCCGGTAACTTTCCCGTCCTCGTCCACCACGCTGTACTCTGCAACCTGCATCCACTTGGATGCTTCTCGACCCATCTTTTTGCAGAAGCGCTTCAAGCGGCGGGTAAAATTCGTCCAGTCCCGGTCTACTTGGTCAAAATCTCCGGGTGCTGGCTGGTGGCCGTGGTCGTATGTAAACGTGACCGCCCAGTCGCTTTCCCCGAAATTCGTATAGGCCAGCTGGCAGAAATACCGTCTCGCTATCATGTCGTTATACTTCTGCTGCGCAATGGAGGTCGCCAGCTCTCTTTTGCGGCGGGTGCTCGCGGTGTGTTCCTTGTCCGTTGTTTCAAAGAGATCCACTTCTGCATAATCGGATGTTCCGAGAATGTGTTTCTGCTCCCGAATGTACCATGCCCGCACCGTTCACTTCCTCCTTCCGCAAAGTTCTACTGGGATTTTCTTTTCTGTGGACCAAACACACACAGCTTCGCAGGACAAGGGGGACACAACGCCGGGCAGGTCTTTCTAAGTTTCCCATTCCGTCAAGCCCTACAGACCCGCCCTCGTTTTCTCCCCCTTGACCCCCGCTTTCCCCGGCGTGTTCTTCCGTGGTCGCTAGATTAAGTTACACATACAAGCCCCTTGCCGCCTCGTCAGGGCGGCAATTTAACGACGGGCTTGCTTAATTCTTGATTAGAGCTTGATTAGTTTACTTCGTAGTCACCGATGCTGTTTTCTTCCGTTCTGACTTCCCAGCACTCGCAGGTGTCCTCCGGGTCAGTGAAGTCGGCACGGTTCGGAGAATTGCCGTTGAAGCATACCCAGGTGTAGCCCTCATGCCAGCGGCAGGTGCAGCAGGTTCTTTCAGGTTCCATCATCCTGTGTTCCTTTCGTCACGGTTCTAGCAGTGTGTGGCAAATCGGACAGGCGTTCGGTTCCCAATCTGTCCTGTACCCGCATACCGGGCACTCATACCAGCCGTATGGAAACACACCGGTAGCGTCATAGAATTCACGCTGCCATTTAAGTGGTTTCGGCAGTGGGGTGCCGGTCGCTTTCGCAAATTGGGCGGCCCGCATAGCAGTTGCAATGGCATCCCTTGCAGGTTTCAAAGAATCGTGTTCTTCCTTTTTCTGGGAGTTATCTGTCTTACCCTCCATGTCGGCCACCTTCATAAAAACGATTCATCGTTTCGCGGTACACTTTGTAGCACTCCGGGCACAGATCTCCGATTCCATGGATGTTTCTCATTTCAAGCGCCCAACCATCCAATGCTTTCTGGTCAAACACACCATCGTCGAACCGTTCCGCGAACACCTGCTTTCTGCACCGGTTGCAGATAAACATTGCTCCGTTCTGTCTCATGGTACTGTCTCCAACTTTCCAACTTCAAAATCTTCAAGATTCGGGTGCAACTTCTTCCTCTCGATCCCGAACTTTGCCCTTGCTCAGTGCCAGAGGACCACGTTTGACGAATGGGCCAGATATGTTGTTCCGTTAATTTTGACCTGTAACTGGTCGCCTTCATAATCGTTCCAGCTATCCACCTTGCCCTCAATTACGGTTCCATCCGGCATTTTAATCTGTGCCTGCGAATATTCGTAGGTCAAATCAATTACCTGCTTGTTGCATCCCGTCATCAGCAAAACGCTTGCCGCCGCAGATGCTCCCACCATAAAAATCTTTCTCATTTCTTTGCCTCCTGCTTTTCATTGAGTTTTACTACCGGCTGCGGCTGGTCGCTGCGGTTCAGCGGCTTATCAAAGCACACATTCCATGGATCGCCCTCCGGCTTGTCATGCCATGCCAGGGCGTGGCGAATGGCAAGCCATACCTGTTCTGCCCGGTACGGCACCTTCATTACGTCTGAGGTCGGGGCCGGGAGAACGCATCTGCTGTACAGCCGTTCCATTTCTAGCAGCATGGTATTTCTGCGGCCTATCGCAACATTAAAAGCGTTTTTACGCTGTTCCTCGCTCTGAAACGCATTGTTTTCCGCGTCCGAGTAGAATTTTGCAAAGCACAAGTCTTCTGCCAGATCCCAAAACTGTCCCATGTGCAGCCGCAGATACCACTCGCAGGCCGCTTGCACAGCCTCGGCCACCGGGCGGCTCATGGTCAGCGTGATGGTCTCGATTTCGGTAGGTGCGTCATTCTCCTTCGCCATAGTGCGGCTCCTTTGCCCCCGGCCAGTGACGGCGCTGGCTGCGCTCAAACTTCCGGGCCATCGCTGCTGTCTGAATAGCTTCCACGGCCAGAGCAACAGCCCGGTCATATACACCCTTCGTGGAAATCTGCGGATTGTTGGAGTAAACATTCATCCACATTGCATTGAGTTCCTGACGCAGACCGTTCATTTCCTGCACAGCTTCCACGACTTCTTCTTGGATGATTCCCGCGCCCTCATGCGGCCCTGCAAACATCCGAAACTTCTTGTTTGCAGCGGCCAGCTCAATTTTGACCAGCCGCTTCACGTCATTTTTCACTGCATCCATGATTAGCCCTCCGTCCGGCTCTTGATCTCAGCCAGCAGATCATCCAGCGGAACATCGGAAAGCGAAAACCCGGCCTCGCCTTCGTCCTCGACAGAGACCAAGAGTGCAGAGGAAAAGCACAAAACGGGGCGAACACCATAGGAGCTGTAGCACCAGCTGCGGACGTGGGAGCCACCGGTGTTGACGTACCAGACGAGGTTGCCACCGCTGGCGTACGGAGAGCTGTTCGGCGTACCGTAAGGAGTTGCCAGCCACCACGGCACATCTGCCTTCGGAATCAGCCGCCAATACTTGCCATACTGGCGCAGGGTCAGCAAGCCAATCCGGTACTCGACAGTTCCATATTCAGTCTGGCCGGTCGTATCCTGCAGATCAATCTTGAACGGGATGAAAATATCCAGCGGCGTGCCTTTCTCGGTAAACTCTGCCAAACGGTTGCCCAGATACGACATGATCTCGCTCCGGCGCAGATCATTGGGGCATTCCGGGTCGTCTCCCTCACGGAACGGCATTTTCGTCCAAATGTCCTTTGCCAGAACGAGGCAGCCGTGTTCGTCCGCATCCAGCTTCACAAACTCCTTGCCCAGCGCTCTGAAGATGCCACCATTTTTCACATCACCCAAGGTTACACTTTTCAAAATCTTGCTCATCGTTATTCCTCCACTAAAACCACATTGGCCCAGCTGGTCTCGTATGTTTTCCCGTCAATCGTGACTTTCACGATACGATCATTGTGTGCAAACGAACTTACCTTGTCCGCCCGTCCTTTGTCCAGTAAAGTGCCGTCCGGCAGGTAAACATATACCGTCTTGACCGGTTTTTCACCGCTTGCTGTGCCCTTGACTGCTTCACACCCAGTCAGTGTTACGCACAGCGCGGCAGTGCAGGTGGACAAAGCCAGCAGTTCCAAAGTCTTACGCATCGTTTTTGTTCTCCTGTTCGCTTAAGTCCTCCACATCGGCAACATCCCTAGTCTTTTTCACCATGTCGGCAAGCTCACGCAGTCCAGACTTTGCCAGAGGTTCCAGCTTTACAGGAAGCACCGCGCCGCGCACCACCATTCCGTCCTTGATAACATAGTAGCGTCCGCCGCTCGCCATCTTCCTGGCGCAGTATTTGAAATATCCGCTCTTGCGGATTTCATCTGCTACTGGCATGATCTGCTTCGCATCCACAAAACCGACCGTTCCCGAAACAGGCTCGATCATTGGAACCAGTTCACACCCGCAGTACCGGATACTGATTCTTCCGGTCACGCAGTCCATTTCTCCGTCTGCCGTGTCGTCCAAATCCATCCCTTCGATGTGATGGAGATCATCCGGGCAGTCATTATCAAACTCGATGTCTGCCCATTCCTTTTTGCTGATGCCCAGGAGGGTTGCCAACTCACTTTCATTTTGTGCCTTCGGAAATCCGGTCAGCGGGAAGATTGCCGTTTTGGTTCCAATGTACAAATCATAGGTTCTGCAATCGTCATAGAACACTTTGTAGAGTTTACAGTACCCATCTGCCTTAATGAGCTTTGCGATTGCTGCCAGCTTCATTTGCTTCTCCTTTCAATTTCGATAGCCTGAACTTCAAACTTTTCGTACTCCGGGTAATGATTCTCGGCCTGCTCCTTGGCTTTTTCAACAGCCTGTTCGGCGCTGTCCGCATCCAGCCGGTACGGCAGCCAACCCGGCCACCCACCAGCACCGGTCGCTTTCAGCAAAATGTAGTACCTCTGCATCGGTGTGTTCTCCTTTCAGTTTTGGGCAATCCCGGAGTTGAACCGGGCCGGGCCTGTTCCCATGCTCACAAAAAAGGCCGCCGCAGAGGGCGGCCTGTGTCAGGAGTTGTGCGACCTTATTTTCAAAATTTTCTTTGCTTCCTCTGCGTGGAGAAGGACGCTGTCCCGGCAGGTCATACCTGGTTCTTGCAGCTCATAGAGTTTGCACTCTTTCGTGCATCCCTTACTGCCTTTTCGGGTCTGTTCATTACACGTCATAAACCGTGCCGAGAGGATCCGTGTCAGTGTTTCATTGTCCATCATGCCACCAGATAAAGCCAAAGGAACTTAATCAGTGCGGCAGGCACAAAGAAAATCAGTGCCGCCCACAGTGCCACAGCTGCCAAAACCATCAGAACACCCAGTGTTTTCACAAATCCGTCCATTGCTTTTTCTCCTTTTAAGTTCAATTCTTGCCCAAGCTGCAAGGTCTTTCCAGTTTTCAGATTCCCGGTGACATGAAGTATTGCTGGCGCGTTTATCAAATGCTTCTGCAAGTTTTTCAACGCATAAATCAGGCAATTCCTCAATGTGTGATTCAAAAAACATAGCCATGATGTCCAATGGAGCACCCGCAGCAGCAATAGCCAAAACTTCTGCGTCATTTCTCCGGTCTCCGTGCGTTTGGAGCTTATCCCACATCACTTCGCCGCCTCCTGGATGATCCAGACCCGGTGTGTTCCATAGCCTTCCCAGCTCAGTGCATCTTCGTGGCTTCCAGAAACGGCTACGTCCAGGTGTTTTCCCTGGATGCCTGCTCCTTTGTCCTGAACGATCCTCACTCCTACGTCCTCGATATAGAGGACAGTTCCAAACGGGAACACGTCCGGGTCAGCAGCAACCGTCACATCAGCTTCCACCGGTGCGCCGCTGGCTGTGATTCCGGTTCCCATTCCGCAGATATGCTCCCGCTTTTCGGTGCAGTAGGCCGTGCAGAGAAAATCGCCAGCATCCTCAACCAGCAGTTTCCCATCCAGCCGATCCCGTGCTTTCAGGGAATCCCGCAGGGTGTCAGCGTACTCTGCAATCTCTTTCGACACGTTCTCCCAGTCCTCATACCTTGACTTGTAAATATCCCGCTGACATTCCAGATCATCAATCCGGTGATAAAGCACGTTGACCTGTATACCTGCAATCATGACTACTACCAAGGCAATTTTTGATATGTCCACTTTCATGTTTTTTCCGTTCCTCCTATCTTGTCAAAAGTAATTGGCGGATGCCCATGCTCCTGCGCTCTGAGCGTCCCGGACGTTCCCTGCGTGACGCTCATTCTTCCTCCGCCTTGGTCATTCAGTACCATATTTCTCAGCTCAAAAAGCGTTTGATCCTGATGTGTCGCCAGTGTTGCAGAAAGTTCTTTCTGAACAAGTGCTCCTTTTCCGCCACCCTCACACCCTGACCGGATCTTCACGGTGTAGGCTCCATGCTGCCCCCCCCGCTGGCCTCGATGCCACCATTCGATCATGCCATGAATAGCAGTCAGCAGTAAGTCCGGCAATTTCTTCCCCCTTCGGGATGCACGGGTTAAAATCCCATTGAGTGCCTTTTCGCTCAAAAGCGACCACTCCGGCGGATTCTCTACGAGTATCGCAGACAGCATATACTCTGCGCCTGCGCTGGGGGATTCCCCAGTATTGAGCATTGACGATTCGATAGGCAACAGCTCCGTAGTTTGCGAAGCCCCCCCACTTGCCATGTTGGAGAATAGGCTTATCTGCTCTACCTCCGGCAAATCCTCTGATACGAAGTAGTTCATTGAGGACCGTTTCAAAATCCTTCCCTCCATTTGACGAAAGTGCACCGGGCACATTTTCCCAGATCACAAAGCGCGGATATTTGCCATTTGTTGCAACCAGCATTTCTATGATGATTCTGATTGCTTCCCAGAATAGCCCAGATCTTCCGCCACCCAGGCCGGCGCGTTTTCCAGCAATGCTCAAGTCCTGGCAAGGAGATCCGAACGTAATAATATCTACTGGCTCGATTTTGTCTCCCCGGACATCCTTCACGCTTCCTAAGTGCTTCATATGCGGCAGGTGCGTTCTCGTGACGGCAATAGTGTACGGCTCCACCTCACTTGCCCATACTGCCCGTCCACCGCACATTACCGCGCACAGCGGCATCGTTCCGCTGCCGTCAAACAGGCTTCCCAACTTCACGTCCTCGGCTGGTTTGCCCAGTTCCCGGAAAGCATTTTTGACAAAGAACAGTGCGTTCGGCAACGCCATACCATTGCCCCACATGGCATACTCTGCTGCCATGCTATGCAGGCCGTCATGCCAGCGCATCAATGCCTTGTCGCTTTCAGTGCTACCGCCCTGCACAATTTTTCTGCTCGGTCTTTTCCCTTTGATTTCGCAATCTCTGGCATATACTTCACGCCAGAATGGAAACTCTTGTGGAGAGGTCAGCGGTGCGATTTCTGCCCACCCATCAGGGAAGCCCTGCAATCGGCCGCATTCCAATGGGATAAGACGGCGGACAATCCAGTCCGGTGAACCCTTTTCGCCGGCTTGAATCACTTTTGGTCCACTCGTTGCTACGCCATTCACTTTTGTAAGCGTTGCCGCCACCTCTCCGGTAACAGTTCCATTATAGGTATCCGCTCCGGTTGCTTCCGGCAACGGTTGAATTACCGGATTTATGTAGTTCAGGCTCCATCCGCCTTCCCCTTTAGCCTGCAATGTTCCGCTCACATTGCCGTTCAGGCAATGGTGCCTTGCGTCATAGGCTACCGCGTGACGGTCAACGGTGTTCAGCGTGAATGTCACATTCTCGTCTACTCCCGTGCCGTTCATCCCGGTGTTGCGGTCTATCATATTCCCCGCCAAGCAGTATGATCCGGCAACAATAGGTGCTTCATGGTCACACGTCAGACAAGGGCAGGTGTTATCCAGCGTATCAGCCGATGCCTGCCCTGACGCTCTGCAAATCACCGGCTTACTTTCGCATATTTTCATGCTGCCCCCCCCCGCAGACCAAAAAGCCTTGCGATCTCATGGCCGAAGCGCTATTGAGCAGCGACGGTGCCACCCCGTCCACGCTGTAAATTCTCGCTCCTTGTGGAAACTCCGGCGTTAAGCATTCCAGTTCCATTCATTTTCCTCATTTCTTTTCTTGCACGGACGGTCGGTATCGAACCGGCTCACCTGCTCATGGGGGATAGTCAGAAGCAAGTACATCCTCTATGCGTCCGCATATCAAACCCGCCCGGCAAGAGAGTACCGGACGGGGCGGCCGCGGCAACGGCCTACCGCTTTTGTTCCCGGACGGATTGAACAGGGCATTTCTACGCTCATGCTGCGGCGCACCCGTTCCCGTCGATTCCATGCGGGTGCGGCTTTTGCGGAAATGGCAGCCCGGTTTTGCACCGGGCTTTAACGGAAAGGAGGACGCTGCTGTACAGCACCATTCCGCTATGCCGGTCGGCTGATTTCCTGACCGTACCGGCTTCCATGGAAAACTCAACTCGGCGCATACAGGGTCCGGCCCTGCTTGCAGCGCTCAATGCCTAGAAAAAGCGCCATGCGCCATATAAAAGCAGCCCCGCTTCTTGCCGAACAGGTTGCGGTGCAGGGCTGCTTATTTCACGTTTGAGAAGAACTATGCTTTGTATCAGCGGCATTGTTTTTCTCGTAGTGCTCGCACTCCACGTTGTAACCACTGCAAGGCGCGCACCGGGCAGCGGTTATCTTGAATGTGTGCTTGCACTGTTCTTCAGTACCCTTTTGTTTTCCCTTGTGCAGGGATGCTCTGGTATGCGTACTTCTTGCCAAGCTCTTGATCTTCCTTGCTTTATATAAATAGGTGTTTCGGCCCAAAGGCATTGGGTTGCGACGCTTGTCCTGCACCGCTTCCCAGCGCTCCGGTGGATTGAAGTTTTTCCGCAATTTCATCCAGATTTTGAAACTGCTGAAGTCGCTTTCCCATGTTCCGAATGTTTCATCCATCCACTTGAACATTTCTTTTACGGCTTCTGGCAATTCAAATTTTCCATCACATAGGGGTCCCGGCACTTCCTCAACATCCGGCATGGTTGTCGGCAGTTCTATTCGCTCACCATTCGGAAGATCATAGTAGGCGGTGCCTCTGCTCACTCTTCTACCTCCATGATGTGCGTTGCGATCATGTCAGCCATGTGCAGGCACAGGGCTTCCGGGCAGCGGTCGTATACTTTGCTGAGCGTTCCCCAGTCCTGCTCTCCGCTATATGCTCCCATGTGCCACCTGATTGCCAGGGCTTCCGTGTCGGTCAAGAAAATCCAGTCTTTGATAATGCTGACAGATGCTTCACCGTGTCCCATCAAGTGACTATCTTCATAACGGTAACTGCCATCCGGCTTTTTGATGTACTGCCCAGCCTTGCAAACGTCATGGAGTAACGCGGCGGTCAAGACGGCACCCCTATCACATTTTGCAAACTGCGGCATCTTGTCGCATAATTCCAGGGCAGTTCTTGCCACATTGAGTGAATGCAACACCAGACCGCCGGGGACATTCAGGTGGTGCTTTGCGCTGGCCGGGGAATTGTAAAAGTCCAGTTCTTCCAGCACCCGCATCAGCGCCATCCCACCGCGCCGATTCTCAATAGCCTGTACCAAAAGGCTGTTAAACTGATCTTTCAACGAGATTTCTGTTGCTCCATCCATAGGTCGTTCCTGCCTTTCAGTCCCAGTCCCGGACTTCATTGTTCCAGTCATAAGCTTTGTTGACCAAGGTGTCCAGCAGCACCGGCACTGCCCATGCAATGGCAATGAGATCTGGGTCGTAATTGATTTTGAACAGCCAGCATACGCCCCAAATCAGGGTTGAAAAAATGCCATACAGCACACCGAACACAAGCAGGCTCTCCCCCAAGTGCAGCGCATCGCGGCGAAAGCGCCGCCAGTTGAATGTCTTGTTGAAGTTGTTGATTGCTCTGTGAAGTTTTTCAAGAATCATTTTTCTTTTCCTCCATGTGAAACAGGCTGGTTTGACTTGTGTACTCAGAAAACCGTTCTTCTTCCAGTTGGAAATAGAACGGATCAATTTCAAATCCGATAAAGCCAAGCCCTGCCTCATATGCTGCTATGCGGCTGCTTCCGCTTCCAAGGTGGGTGTCAAGAATCTTCTGTCCCGGCTCGGCATAGTTTTTGAAAATCCAGTCATAGAGAGCAACCGGCTTCTGCGTTGGGTGAATGCGCTTTTCGTTCAAGCTCTTGTTGCCCTGCATGGTGCCGCCTTCTGTGATACTTTTTCCCTGCATCATGCCGGACCACATATACCGGAACATTCTCACTGAAGAAAACAAATCCGTCGCCGCAATCTCGCAATCCGAAAAGCTAGAGTTCCCGTTGCATTTGTCCCACACGATCCGTCCGGTAGCAAACTGGTAGTCAAAATAATTACAGCCCCATACAATATAGTGGTGGCACACTCGAAGCAGCTCCCTGAAATACTCCGGCTCCGGTTTACTCCAAGCAGGAGAGACGGGGTAGTCACGGTGTACGCCTATTTTGCTGACTTTGGATCCGTAAAAGCCTCTGCGTTCCGGGCCAGAGAAATACGGTGGATCCACAACCGCTAAATCAAAATAATTATCCGGGAACAATTCCATCGCTGGCAGGCAGTCCACATTATAGCAATGGTTCAGCTTAAACACTTCTCCCATGCCTTACTCCGCCGGGCAATCCGCCCGATACCTGAACCGCTGCTTTGCGTTGTATAATCGCTGCTGCCCAAGCTCTGCACTATATCCTGCGCGACCATTTGCATCCATCTTTCCAGTGTCACCGCGCTTCAGTTCCTTATAGATGGTGGAATAGTTGAAGCTCATCGCCCTGGCGATTCCGGCAACACTCTGTCCGGCATTGTACCGGGCTTCCAGCACCTTGCGGTCATCCTGCGTCATGTGTTTTGCCATTCCTGTTCCCTCGCTTTCCTGAAAAATGCGCAAAAAAATAACGCAAGAGAATCCGCTAAGATTTCTCTTGCGTTTTCTCTTGCGTTTATTTTACAAATTCAGCGCTGAAAAGTAAAGCATTAAATGCAACAAATTTTCGGCTCTGTTTT